TTTTGTTGTCATCCTTCGTAGTCAGTCCATTTTCTTTCATGTAGGCTCGGTGCTTAGTCCGTGTTGAGATATCACTTCCATCAGATGCTCGCATCCCTTCATAGATACGATCATGATAAAGCAAATCATCACGACGCGCAGGATTAGCTTCACTTGTAATCTCTACAAGTTTCCCTGCTTCTTTATCATATCTGAATCTACGTCTGGCCACCTTGAGGTACTCCCATCATCGCTTGAGCTTCTCGTTGCTGAGCCGCACGAGCATCTTGCTGCATACGTTGCCAGAATTGAGCTGTTTGTTGTTGCATCTTTTGCTCATTAGCTTGTTGCTTCACCTGCAAGTCTTGTTGCTTACCTACGAGCTTGAGTTTGTTCTCTTGAGCCTTAGCAGCAATACCACCTTGGAGCTCCTGCATTTTATATTGATGCTCCTCAGCCTTCTGCTGACCGTCAATCTCCTTCATCTTCATTTCTTGTTCCGCCATCTTCTCTTCAGGAGTAGGTTCAGGTGGCTGCGGATTAGCAAGTTTCTGTTGAATCTGCTGGAATGTTCTATCCATCTCGCCTTCAAACTTCTTGCCTACACTAAAGCCAGCCAACGAGAACTGCAGAAGTTGAAGCAAGAATGGGCCCATCATAGGATCATTCTGAATAGTCGGAAGTGCATCCTTCAAGAACCCACTAATCGTTTGCATATACTCCATACGATCTTGCTTCTCTGCCTGGAAATCAATATCAGATAGTGTATCTGACTCGACTTGACAGCGGAGGACAAACTCAGGCATCTTTATGAGCTGACAAGCCTGCTCTACTAACTGCGGGTCTTCAGCCATGAAGTCGACCTGAGCTAACTTCTTAATTACCTCAATATCCATATGCTTCCGCATTAGCTGCACCTGGATATCAAAGACACTAGAGCAGAACTGAACTACATTCTTCTGACGCTCTTGAATCCGCATCGACGCATATTGGGCCTTGATCTTCTGGGCACCCAGAGTCTCGCTGGCTTTACTAGCACCGCGAATGATGTCCGCCATGCCAGTAATTTCATATATCTGTTGCTTAATATCTTCACGAGCCTTGAGAAGCTGATCGATAGTCGCGACAATTTGTTCTAGTGGTATCCAATCAATTACCCCTTTAATGCCACCTTTTTCCGCAAACGCAGCCCATTGATCAACTGGGACAAGAGTGTTCTCTGCCGCATTGTTAAGCAGCGTCTGAACCTGAGCTGAGGACTTGTCGTAAACCCCTGCAACTCGACAAGCTCTAACCAAGAGGCCAATTCTTGTATTGACTTCATTGAGCTCTTTGTATTGATCTTTGGCGTATTCATAATCTGGGATGGGTATAAATGACCCATTGCTTAGACCTGCTATCAGAGGTTGGGCACAAGGATAAAAATCATCTAGATTGAGAAAATCATCTTTCTCATCTAGTATCTTATCATACCCCTTGGAGAGCCAGATAATCTTCTTGTCTTCTTTGTCCCAGATTTCAAACACAACTGCTTGTTGAAAAACCAAATTCTTGGATTCTACTGAGCTATCATTCTTCTTGGGAGAGAAATCAAGGGGCACATCCTTGAATTTCTTACCAAATCGTTTCATGCCTTGGTCTTTAGTGAGATATGTCTTCCTAGCCACCCATCTCACCTCATCCCAGACTCTAGCTGGAGACCAACAAATGTCTTCCCAGTAGACATACTCATCTCTAATTTCTTCCTTGACTACTTCGTCATACTCAAGAGCCTTAGCCTGAGGATTAACAGCCAAGTCTTCAGGAGTCACATCAAGGGTCTTGGTTTCTGTTTCAGCGTAGTATGTATGCCAAGACAAACCCACACCGGGGAGCAACATATCCTGGACTACCTGGCGCAGAATATTCGCCAGACGAAAGTTTCGATTGTTATGTGAGTTAATTGCTCGTTCCAGAATCCAACATGCTACCCGCGCCATGTCATCGGCAGCGTCTTTGAATTCTCTATTGACGGTTGCGGCAGGCGACTGATTCATCAACGAAGTCTGAAGAATATTGACGTTCGCTGCGAACAGATTAAACTTCCGCTCCATGGAAGGATCAATACCAGACACTTCGCTGGACTCAGCACGATATTCCTTGACGATTTTCCTGCCCTTCTTGTGCCACTTATCCAGTTCCTTGTCGGCAGCTTGAAGTTCAGCTATCCAGCGTTGATAATCACCACCAGGCTTCCCTGTTTGTTCTTTCAGGGATTCGATCTTTGTATAACCTTCAGATGCCATGATTAGTTCCTATGCAGTCCTGGGTTTGTACGCCAATCTGTAAACAAATCTTCTAGGTTGAAGCTGTAGGACGCAGGTCTTTCATGGCCTGGGACAATAATCTTAGATTCAGTATGCTGGATATTGCTAAAGACAACGCCCAGATAGCGGACACAATCCGCTGTATGGCTAGCCCAATCATGAACTGGACGTTCTCTGTAACAGCCCAACTTCTCATCCCACTCACGCCTATATGACTTCATTGCTTCAATTGCGCCCGAACAAAGAGGAAGGTTCCAGTATACATACGGCAATAACTTCCTGGTAGCTGCAATACCATCGCGCAATTTATGGTCTGGCACCATACGGGGACGATAGCCACGTTTGAGAGTTTGTTCGACAATGCTTCGGCCTGTCTGTAAGTTTTTGGCCCGCGCATCGTGCGGTAGATATATGTCCCTAACATTCCTGAGGTCGATTTCGTCGAGGTAACTGTCCCATTCCAATTCATTATTGATGTAGACTTCATGTATTAGCACCCCACCTGGAGCCTTCTGGAAAAATGCTAATACAGTGTCATCTGTATAGCCCAAATCAGCTACTACATCAACAGGTAAACTTGGATCAAGTGCAAATTCCTTGACTCTGCCCTCAGTTTCTGCCTTCTCCATCTCCACGCCATAAATGGCACCACGGAGGGCAGCATCGAATGAGACTTCAAACTCTTGATCATAGTCGCTCGCATCCATCTGCGACTTGATCAGATCTAGCTCACTTTTCGGTATGATTCCTGAGGTTGACGCCTTGAGAAGCATCGAGAACCATTCTGGGGTAGCAACAGCCCTCTTGTACATGTCGTAAAAGTGGTTCTTTCCTCGTGGTGTACCCATGTAAACGATCCACCCTTGCCTGTCTGATAAGGAAGGCAATATAACTTGAGACACAGTAGATGGTCGTATTTGGGCGAATTCATCAAGAATGCACCCATCAAGATAAATACCACGAAGAGAGTCAGCTTTTTCCGCACCTAACAGGTAAATCTTCGCCTGATTCTTGAGTGTAACCCTGAGTTCAGACTCATGTGTCTGCTCGATCAATGGGGCCGCATATTGCTTAGTATATTCCCATGCGATCCTCTTGGCCATCGCATAGTTTGGAGCTACATAGGCTAATTGAGGCCGAGGGAGAACACACTCAATTGCCCCAATTATCAGGTCATTTACAGCGGCTACTGTCTTACCGCTGCGTCGATGGCATACTAGAGTGGCGAACCTGGCCTTTCTGTTATGAAACGGTATGAATTGCTCTCTAGGCACATACGAGAGGTGGATCTTAGCCAATTTGTGGCACCACGGAGGACAATCTTCCCTGGACCTGCTCCTTTATCCGTGGGTTCGGCCATCCTGCCGTGGTCAACTCATCAATGACCTTGATGATCTGACTGGCGTACCAATGGATATCGTGATCTTTGTCGATCTCAGCTCCAGCTTTGTACTTTTGGAGCATAGTCTTGATCGTAACTGGCGTCTCTATGTTGTCTACAGCACACATTTTACTGATGTGTGTGGCCAGTCTGAGTGGAGTCATGCCGCTTTGTCCGGCTCCACGTCGATCACTGATGGTGGGCTCCGGCCTGACGTGTCTCTCGTGTTCAACCATGACAGCTCGATCTTAAGTGCTCCGCCATCCGGGCCAGTGACTTGAGCAGGGATGAGCTTGGAATACAAGGCAAAGAACTTGTCTGGATTCTGGTGCGCCCACATGGCGAGTCTAGGGATGCCACCGATGAGCTCGAAGGCATGTTGAAATTGCAAGCGTACCGATCTGGTACGACAATATGTAGGTAATTGGGAAGTGGTGGCGAGCTGGGCAAGATTGTCCTCAACTTCTTGGATCGTCGGCGTAATGGGGCCATCATCGACCCCAGCACTGTCGGTGATAGCCTGCAAGTTGTGTCCTTGAGCGGTCACTTGTCACCCGGTGATGGCAGTTTGCTCCTCTTCAGGTGAGTTGTATCGCGTAGCACTCGACCCAACGCTTGGCGGTCAGCCTGTACAAAGTCCTGGCCAACAGTCTGCGGCACACCTGCTTCACGGGCAAACTTAGGACTGTGGGCCACCGCCTCCATAAACTTCTTCTGTTTTGGCGTCTTACTTGGCATGTGGTGGGCTCTTAGTCGCCTTCTTCAACCTCTCCTCAGCGTCCTTCTCATCTTGTATCACCTTAGCCTTCGCTGCCCTGTCCTCATCATCTGACCGTACTTGCTCATGGGGAGCAGATCTGATCGGTGGCTCAGGTCTGTGAGGTGGAGTGTTATCTGTTGGCACTCTTACATGCTTACTGGGGTCAGCAGGCAACTGTTCTGCACCACGGGGCCACACTATCTCAGGCGGTTCACCGCTCGCTGGCCATTGCTCTCCTTCTTGCGGTGGTCTTGACCTGGTAGGTGCTGACCCTGTCTCTATGGCCTTGCCCTCAGCCACTTCAATGTAATGCGGCTGTGAACCTTGCCCCAGGGGTACTGGTACTTCAGGTTCTTCAAAGTAGCAATGCTGTTCGGGACTGGCTTTTGTTTCAGGTTTACGCAGTGGATTAACTGGTGGATTTAATGACTCTCTCTTTGTTTCAGTATGCTCCATGATGTCTCCTTGACGGAATGCTACCTAGTAGCATAAACCCTTCTTGGATCTCAGTCTAGTGTTTTCGGTTGAATGGGGAACATTTCTACTGGTGATGTGAATGCGGTGCCAGTAGTGAAGGTTCATGTTCAATTCGTGGGAAGTGGAACCCATGTGTTTGTGTTTGACTTATTCATGTGTGGATTTATGTTCCGGGTAGTTCGCAGTGAGATACTCAGCTTCACCACACCCCACCCCTCAGCCTCACAGCCCACCAGCACACACCAGCAATACAACAGCAGAAACCAAAACACACAGCATGTGCTGCTGTGCGTGTGCGATGCTCGATGATGCTTGATGATGCCTTAAGATGCTAGATGATGCCCGGTGTTCGGGAGTGAGAGCTTGGTGGGCCTGGCGCTAGGCACCTGGCTGGGTGGGGAGAATCATGGCCCGGCGCTGTAGGAATGCGGCGTGATCCGGTAACGGTAACGGGACGCTTCTATAGAGCGTATACCGAATTGCCCCCCCCCCCCCCCCCCCCCCCAA